TAAAAAATTCGCTGCGTCTATTTTACTTAATGCCATAATCTATGCTCCTATAATTTTGTATGCTCCAGCATATGTTGTGTATCCGCCACTAAAATTAAAATCTGCTCTAACTGCACCAGAAGTAGCATCTACTTTTAAATAAAACTCTACATAATCTGTTGAACCATTAAAATCTATAGTAGCAATAGCTGTTGAACTTCCTCCAGACATAACTGCATTACCAGCTATACTTGCACCATTATATTGAGAACCATTAAAATAAATAAAAACATTACTGTTAATAACATTGTTATTACTAGCAATTCCAGAACAAGACCAATACACATAATACTTACCAGCTACTGTTGGAGTAAAACGATAGTTTGTTGTATTGTCGTAACAACCATCTGTATCAAACACTTCTGTGTTTACATTTATTTTAGTAAGTGTGTCATCAGAAATTGTTTGGTCTGCTGATAATCTTGCTTCAAAAGCTGGTGTACTTGCTATTGCACCACTTGTAATACTATCTGCTGTTAATTTTGTAATAGCCATTAGTTAATCTCCTTTAAGCTTTCCTTGTTTACATTCTTAACTGAAACGAAGTGAAAGTTAAGCGATTGTATTTTTGTTATTGCCATAATTTATTTTCCTTATTCAATTATTTTGTATGCTCCAAAATGTGTTGCTCTTTTAAATTGAGTATTACTTTCAAAAAGTTGACCACTTCCACTAATGCTATCTATTCTACCATATAATTCAACATAATCAGTTGAACCATTCATATCAACAATCATGTCTCCAGTTATTATATCTGCTCTAATTTGATTATTGTAATAATCATTTGAGGTTTCTAAAATATTAGTTCCATTTTTTTTAAAATATAAATAACTAGCATTAAGATTAGTTCCACTATTACTTTCATTTTGAATAGAACCATAAACTAAATATTTACCAGCAACTTGTGGTGTAAATCTATATGTGGAAGTATCATAAGCACTATCAGTATCGTAAACTTCTGTATTTGCTTGAACTAAAGTAACAGCATTGTCAGAAACAGATTGACCACCAGTACCACCTAAATATGCTTCAAAAGCTGGAGTGTTAGTTCCACCAGCAGAAGCAAAAGTATTATCACCTCTTAAAAATGTAGTTGCGTCTTTTGTACCAGTAGCACTTAGTTGAGATATTCCAACAGAACCACTTGGAGGATTTACTGTTTGAACAGCTTTACCTAAAAACACACAGTACATATCATCTGATGCAGATGTAGCACTTGTTAAAGTTAATGATGTACCAGATGCAGTATAAGCAGTTGTAGGTTCTTGTCTTACAAAGTTAATAAACAATGCTAACTCATTTGCGTTAGCAACTGGATTATCCAATGTGTAAGATGTAGTCGCACTTGTAGTGAAGTCTTGCTTAGCAAAACTTGTGTAACTTAATGCAGGTTGATTACCTAAATACATTACGCTACGTCTTCCAATGTTGAAATAATTACATCTGCAATACCAGAAGCATTGTCAGATTTTACTTTAACAGCACCACCATTAGGAATAATTACTTTTCCTGATATTGCTTCTAAAGAACTTCCAACAGGAACTGGTGCTTGTTTAACAATGTATCTATCGTTAGAACCATCATTAAGAACTATATCTATAAGTATAGAAGTTGTGCCAGTATTAGATACCAGACAACCAATCATAACTTGTTTGTTAGATGTAGTGGTCTTAACTGTAGTCAACGTAGCATCAGTTAAACTAGCTGTTGTTGAATTAAAGTTATTTGCCATATTTATTTTTCTCCTTAATTATTTATCCAAGTGCAATTGCAAAAGGGATTGAATTGTCTGTTGCTGAAATTGATAATGTTTCGTTTCCACCATCATTATTTTCAGTAAATGTAACATTTGAACCTGCTACTAATTTACCATTTAAAAAACCTGCTGTAGTATCATTAGCTGATACTAAAGTTTTAACATCTGTATCTGCTGTAATTTGTTGCCAAGCAGTTCCATTGTAATATTTTAAAGCGTTATCTGTTGAGTTATAAAATAAATCACCTTCGTCTAATGAAGTTGTAGGGTCTGTTGCACCAATTCTGTAAGTGTTAGCAAAACTATTTATTGAAGGTATATTTGAAGCAACAGTGTTAACATTAGCTATATCAGTTGCAACTGTATTAATATTTGTGTTTGCTCCAGCAACTGTTGTAATATTTGCATTGTTAGTTGCTACTGTATTAATGTTAGTTGTGTTACCTGCAACTGTGTTAATATTAGATGCATTACCTGCAACAGCAGTAACATTTGCATTGTTTGTTGAAACTGTAGAAACATCACTTGATATTCCTGCAACAGTTGTCACATCTGCATTAATACCTGCAACAGTATTTATGTTAGCTGAATTAGCATTAACAGCATTAATGTTTGTGCTATTTGAGTTAACATTAGATACAGCAGTTGAAATACCCGCAACACCTGTTACGTCTGCACTGATACCTGCAACTGTAGTAACATTAGCTGAAATACCACCTACTGTATTTACATTTGCTATGTTTGTACCAACTGTATTTACATTAGTAATATTATTAGCAACAACTTCTATTTCTGACGTTGCTTCATTTAAATCATTTGCTACTGTTTCTACTTCAGAGATTGCTTCATTTAAATCATCAGCAACTTTAATAACATCAGCAATATTTGTTGCTACTGTGTTTACTGAAGCTATGTTTGTAGCAACTGTACCAATATCTGTAGCATCTGCCGCAACAGCAGTAACATCAGAACTTATACCTGCTACTGTAGTTACGTCTGTGCTTATTCCTGCAACAGTTGTGATGTTAGGAATGTTTGTAGATATAAATTGTTTGTTAACAGCATCTGTATTATCTACAGGGTTTGCAACATTTTTTAATCTTTTGTTTTGTACATTCCAGTTAAAGTCTACGTTATCTAATGATATTACGTCACCTGCTTTGTCTATAGCCTCTTGAGACATATAGAAAGCTTGGTCACTATCTGTATCTAAATCGTTTTCAGTTAATACTGAACCTGATACGTAATCTACTAATTTTGTATTTTGGCTTGTAGTTCTTCTTATTTCAATAGCCGCATTGTTAGCCGGAGCTGTAGTAAACGTTAAGTTAGTACCTGCGGCATCCAAAGTATATGCTGTAACACTAGCACCCGCTACTGTAGCAGATAAGTCATCTGTACTACGGTAACTAAAAGGAATAGCGTATGTAGTAGTTGTACCGTTTCCGGTGTATCTTACGAATGAATTAGCCATATTTTGTGTTTATCTCTTCTAAAAGGGGTACTTTATCTATTCTCCAAATAATTCTTGAAATTCTATCATTTCTGCTGATTTTTTAAGAGCATTTACGGTAGTAACTTTGCCATTCATTTCAATTAAACCATAACTTTTAATCCATTCTCTAGCTTCTCTTTCAAATTCTCTAATTCGAGAAAGTAAATAAGTGTCCCCTATATACTTACCACCTAACAATTTGTTAGACACATATCTCTTATTAAATTCAGAAGTAGGGTTTTCTAACTCATATTGAAATGTTTCATTAAGTGTTCTACCACCTATTTTAATTTGAGTTTTAACTTGACGCATAGCTTCATACATTGTAGTGCCTTCTGGAAACTTTATTGTCTCACCTGTTACTGGACTTTTCATTTGAATAATCATATTTGTTTTCATATTCAAAGGTTTTTTAGTTCCTATATTTAAAGTAAACTGAGGTCTTTCCCATAGTATATTAGAAGTTTCTAATTTTTCTTGTGCTTCTTTTGATAATGTAATTTTATCACCATTACTATCTAGCATTTGTGAACTCCAGTGTGTAGTAACTGGAAACATATCTTGTGCTTGACCTAATAATAATCCTTTAGGTTTAGGATATACATTACCTAGTGGGTCAGATTTAGGAGATAGTGCATCACCATAATTTAACATTTCGTATTTACCACCTAAATATTTTTCATTAATTATTTTAGATAAACCATAAGGTGTTGATTGTTTTAAATGGTCTAATGCTGTTACTAATTCTGCTTCAGCATCTGCAAATACTTTATTAGTCCATCTCCAAGAAGTAGCTAATGGAACATTTTTAGAACCAAATCTTCCAAAATATCTTTCTAGTTTAGAAATGTTTTGTGCACCTTCTTCGTTAGTTGCTTCTGTTTCAGAAAATATTTCTGTTAATTTAAAGAAATCTTGTGTCATTAAATTACTAGCAAAAATATTAGACCATAAAGACATTGAAGCACCTGCAATATGCCGCATAAAATCTAAATATCTTTCTTGCTCAGCGCTGTGTAATGGGTCATTAAATATATCACCTGCTTCTTCTAAAGCATCTTGTATTGATGCAGTAACCATAAATGGTATCGACAAAGGAAAGAAACGAGACAATTGTGTATATTGTGTAACACCATTTTCATCTTCCCATTTATAAGCAAATCTATGTTTTCTATCTTTTTCTTTATAACCTGTTAATCTACCTTGCACTGTATAGTATGTTGCTAATCCATAAACAGCCATTCCTACACCTTGTATCGCTTGAGCTTTGTTTCTTACAATTGGGTCAGAAGCATTTTGCATTGCTCTAAATTCCATGTTTAATTTATTAAGAACAGGTGTTGCTTGCCAACCATACTTAAATAAATTTACAGGTGTTTTTACAAAGTGTAAACTTGATAATACTCTTATTAAAGGCATTTTATTTACAGTTTTTAATAACCAATCACCTATATTATATTTACTTTGTTTTTGGTCAGGATAAAACTGATTAGGGTCTAACATTTCATTTTTAAGATTTTGAGTAAATGAACCTGTTCTTGCTACATATGTAGGGTCATTAGCAACTGACTTAGTTAAGTCATCTAATGATGATGCTTCTAAAGAATTAAATGTTTTTGTTTCTCTAAAGTTACCAAACTCATCTTCATATTGATAATATAATTCAGACCATTTCTTTTCAAATGGTGTTTGTTCAACTTTTTGTTTTTCAAAATCAGCAAGTTTTTTATTTAACTTTTCTAACTTTTTAACATTAATTGTATCTTGTGCTTGTTCAAATCTAATGTTTTCTTTTATATTTCTAATGTTATCTTCTAACGCTACAATTTGTGTTTTATTAAATATCTTTCTATCTTTCCATAATTCAGGATAAAAAGCTCTCATTCTTTGGTTAACATTAGCAACTCTTGCGCTTCTGTTAAATATATTTTTCATCATTGTATCACCGGCACCTAGCAATCTTAAAGTTAAGAATGATAGTTTACCTAATGGTGTACCCGCTTTACCTGCAAATTGTTTAAAAATATTATCAGATGCTTTTAGTTGGTCAAAATATGTTTCCATATTTCTTTGTTGTCTACCATCAAATCTATGTTCTAAAGAATCTCCTATGCTTCTATTAGCTTTCCATGATAGTTTAGCTTTTTTCATAGCTATTTGAAAAAATCTTAATTGAGATACTAATAAATCTCCTGCCATTAATATTTGATTTATACCTTGTCTTCTATTTCCATTTTTAAAACTAATTAATCCACCAGTAAATTGTTCAACTATTTGTAATTGAAATTTAGTTGCGGCAGACAATAAGTTAATTTCATGTGTAGTAGGGTCACCTAGTAAGTTAGCTGTGGTATATTCATTGTAAGCTTCAAAGAAAGTAACATCTTTTTGTTTCATTTTTCTATTAATGTTTTTGATTACTTTGTTCATTTTGTAATCATTTTTAGATATATCAGCTAAATCATTAATTGCTTTTATTTTTTGTGAAGCAGGTAATTTTTTAATTTTAGCAATTAACTCAGGTAATTCTTTTGCAATTGCAATATCTGTTTCCATTCTTAATTTATCAGCTTCTGTCATTTCAACCATTAATTTTTGTTGGTTTAATGCGTCTGATACACCCTGAACAGTTTCAACATGATTTTTAATAAGAGCATTTTTCTCATCTATAGCTTCTATTAATTTTTCTGTGACTGCAAGTTTTTCATCCATGTCAACTGCATTATCAGCTAAATTTCTAATTTCAGAAACTTCTTTACTTTTGTTTAAAATATTGACACGACCTGCATAAATAGTAGGTGCTAAATCTGGTGCAATTTTAGCAACAGTTTTTAATTCTTTATCTAACTCATCAGCATTTTCTTTACCTAATATTTTAGATGCTTTTATTTTAATTTGATTAAATAAACCAGTTCTTTCAGTGGTTCTTACTTCACCTTTTTTTATCAATTCATTAATACTTGTTTTAATTTCTTGTACAACTACATTGTGAGGTTCATCTGGATTTATTTTAGATAGATTAATAATTGGTGTTCTTCTTTTAATCTCAACAACTTTATCGTTAATAGTATTAACTTCACTTGTTCTATCTATTATTTTTTTAGGGGGTTTTTGTGATGGTGTTTCAGGTGGGAATTTTTTTGATGAGCCATCTTTACCAGAAAAAGTTTCGTCAGATTTACTACCTGCCCAAGCAAAATCTCTATTGTAATCAGATTTAAAACCATCACCTTTATCATAAAATCTACCTGCTTTACCTTTAGCAGACCATGCTGACATACCGGCACCGACAGTACCTTGTGCAACACCACCTGTTGCGCCTGTAATTAATGTTCTTGTTAAATTATAATCTGTCATTAAACCGGCATCAACTTCAGCAGTTTGTCTAGCTAAGTCTGAACCAGTTGCTATAGCGGCTCCATATGCGGCTTCTTTTTTACCTATTTCTATAGCCGCTTTTTTCATAGCAAGATTTTGAAATTCTTTTTTAGTCAATACATCTATTGCAGTTTTACTTGCTTCTCTTGCAATAATTTTACCTGAACCTAAACTAAATAAGTTAATAGGGTCAGCTATCAATGCAGGTACAAAATCTTTAGCCCATTTAGCAAAACCAATTGTTTCACCACCAAAGTAAGGTAAGTCTGCATATACTTGAGTTATTTCTGCCCAGTCATTTTTGTACTGGTCATCTTTAGCTAAAACTTGTCCAACATCATTTACAATACCTACAGTATTATATTCGCTCCAAATTCTGTCTTGATAAAACTTTTCTATTATTTCAGTTTTAGTATAATCATTAATATTTTTACCACCTGTAATAGCGTTATTTTTATCACTTAATCCGCCAGAATAATATCTTTTTAATAATTGTTCAAATTCATCAGATTGTAATTTATCTAAAGCAAGTTTTTGACGCTCAGCTTTTTGCATAGCATCATACTTTTGACGCTCTATTCTATTTCTTCTATTCTTTTTTCTATTTGCTATACCGCCTTCTTTACTAATAGTTACATCTTCATCTTCCCAAGAAATACCTAATTCTAATGCCATTGATTATCCTTATATTATTTTAAATATTCGCTAACTAAAGTATCTAATTGAACGGAACTAATATTAAATGCTTTGGCTAAATTTAATTTTGCGTCTTCTGATAAAACTCTATTATATAAATCTTTAGTCATTGGTCTACCAGTAATTTGTTCTAAAGTATTAATAAAGAAATTTTGTTGTGCTTCTATGCTAGAACCTTTTTCAAATAAACCTAATGGTGTGTATGTTTCAATTTTAGGTAACTGAAAGTTTTGAACATTAGTATTGATGTTATCTATAACTTGATTTATTTGGTCAGTGTAATCTACAGCATCTATTTTTAAATCTTTAATTAATCTTTCTGCTAATGATTTTTGTGCATCTTTATCAGTTTTAAAATTTTCAAAACCTTTAGTATTTAATAATCTTTGAAAGTCTGTGCTTTCCATCATTACTGTAACAGGTGATAATAAACTAGCTTCTGCTTGTGACACTATTTGTGATGTAAAAGGTTTAAATCCTTCTACTGCTGTTGCAACATTATTTTCATAGTATTCAGTTACAATGTCATCTAAATCAATTGAAGAAGTTAAATCAATTCCTTCTTTGTTTATTCTATCTGCTAACGCACTTAACCATGTTGGATTACTATAATTTTTTATTTTTTCATTATATGTTTCATTAAAGAATTTTTGTTGTGAAACAAACCAATCATTTTTTACAGTTGCATCAGCCATTCTAGATGGTTTAGGATTTTGCTCTAACCAAGACATATAATCATTTTGCATTTCTTGTTGAATTAAATCTGATACATATTGATTTTTTTGTGAATTGTATTTTTTATCTATATCAGTAACTAAATTGACAATAATTTGATTAATTTTACCTACAGTATCTGTAAATGCTTTTTCTTCAAAAGGTGGTGAGTAATTATTATTTTCATATTTTTTAGCATCTACTAATAAACTATTTAAAGTTACTAATGTTTCTGGATTATTAGATGCATCTCTCCAATCTTCTAGTAAAGCTTTTTCATTACTATTATAAACACCATTCATAATATCAATTTTAATATTACTTATTTTGTTTTTATCTTCTCTTAATTCTGCTATATTTTTTGCAGTACTATTAATTGTGATATTTAATTCAGGATATTTGCTAGTAGCATCTTTAATTTTAGTAGTGTATTCTATTTCACCGGCAGGTGTGCTTCTATCTATAGAAAATAGGTCAGAAATTATATCTCTTTTTTCTGTTTCTCTAGCTCTGACAGATGCAGTGTATTCAGCATTAGCTAATACTCTTTCTTTAGTTTCAAAAGATTCTATAATTTTTGTAATTGTAGGATTGTTTTTGACACTTCTTAATGAACCTAATTGGTTTCCACCTTCACCTATACCTCTATCGGCTTCAAGTATTTGTTCTATTTTATATAAATCAGAAGTAGTTTGTGCGGTGTCAATTGCACTTGTAATATATGTATATGCCGATTGATTAGCTTCATCATTAGTGTAATGTTGTCTTTTTTTAGTTTGTCCTTCTTCTGGTGGTAAATCTGATTTTAAACCATTAACTTTACCCCAAAATGTATCTGCGTCTCCTACTGAAACTATTTTTGCACCTTCTTTAATTTTTTCTTCTTTAGCAAATTTATTTCTTACTTCAGCATCTTTAATTGCTTCTTTAGCTTTATATTCATTAAACACTGCCGCAAAGCCTAAAGCATAAGAACCATCTTTATCTGCAAAACTTGGTAAATATTCTTTGTAAAATGCAGGTAAATTAGTTTCTTTAAAATTATATTTATTTTTATTTTCTTCTATTTTAGTAATAGCATCAACTGCTTGGTGTTTTCCTGTATGGTACTGAACAGTTTTATCAACATACCTTCCACTTAATTCAGGATGTTTACCTTCTAGTATTTCCTGTTGTACAGTGTTTGTGTCTTTAGTTAATAATAATTCATTTAACTTTTGTACTGCTGTATCTTTTTTCTTTTCAACACCTTTATTATAAATTCTTTCTAAAGCAGGGTTTACATCTTTTTGTAATATGTTTATTAAATCAGATGTTTCTGTTGATGTTGCCGCGTTTACTTGTCCTGCAAACGTTGCTCCCATATATTTATTTGTAACTCTTGATTTATATGCCATTAACTAACCTTTGGTTTTTGATTTTCTTGATATTTTTGATAACCGTCAGCTCCCGCAGTTGCAACTTGTAACATTAATCCTGTTTGACTAGGCATAGACACTGGTTTAATAACATTGTATCTTCTTTGTTGTGCCGCGTATGCTTCACTTTCTTGACCCATTAATTTAATTACATCAGTTTCATAATCTCTAGCAACATCTAAAAATTGCATATCATATGTTCCTGCTATATCTTGAACTATTTTAGCACCATTACCTGCGTTCATATTTAAAGCTTGTGCTTGTTTTTTAATATTTTCTTGTGATATTCTAAATTTTTCTGCTTTTTCTTCACGACTAGTTGATACTGCTTCTCTATCAATTTTTGCTATATCGTTCAAATAAGCTTCGTCAGAATTTTTTCTTGTTTCTGCATTAGCTGTCATTTGAGATTTAGCTATAGCTCGTTGGTTTCGATATTGAACTACTGCTGTACCTATTTTTAATGCCGTAATAACATCACACATATTTAATTATTTGTCTCCTTCATCATTAATAAAAATGGCATTTTACCAAAACCATAATCTCCTATTTCTTGTTTTGGTTCAAACCCTAAATACTGAAGCCATTTAAGTGACTTCCAATTTCTTTTATCTACAAAGTTATAAAGATATTTATAACCCATACCCATTTCATCTATCCAGTGTGGACATTCTTTAATAAATTGTTTTGTATGTCTAAACAATATTTCACTAGACAACATCCATGCTACACCATAATCAGGTTCTAAACATTTGGCTACACCAAACATTCCAATAACTCCTTCAGATTGTGTGCCAATAATACTATAAATTTTACCATTAGGTTCCGTAAATGGAAACACTAATGCTTCTAAAGGTGAAGAGTTATTAGATGCTCTAATTTCAGCTCTGTCATCTTTACGTATTCTTGGCGCTAATTCTAAAGCGTCTTTTAATATAGCGGGTCTAACGTAGTTTTCTCTGGTCATTTAAATCCTTGTTGAACGGTTATGATAATATCCTTCTACTTCTGCACTAGCAATGTACATAGGCAAATGTGAAGCGCTTTTAATATCTAATATAAAATCTGTGTTTTTACATGAAACGGGTACTTTAATAGTTCCTGAGTTAATTGCAGGTACACCTACTTTACTTGTAGCTGTTCCTATTATATATCCATTCATAAAAGAATAACTTGTAGTTCTACCATTAGGAGTTACTTCAACTTGAAAATATCCTGAGTTTTCATAATTAAAAGATATGTTTCTAATTTGATAACGACCTGAAGTAATAGCTACTAAACCTCTACCAGAGCTTTCTCTAACATATTGTTGAGACATTGTATATTTACTTTCAAAAGGTATACCAATGTATAAATTAGTGTGGTTACCTTCTATTGTATATGTAGAACCTGTAGTATTTGTAACTGAATAATTATTTCCATTAACAGCATCTACAGCTATCAAACCTGTTTTAACACCGTAAGGTGTAGTAAATGTAGTTAAATTTGTATTACTGTCATATGTGCCAGTAACGTTTGTTTTTAAATCTAAATAAACACCAAAACCAATTGTAGTATCTTTTAAATTTCTTAAATCAATTTTAATTAATTTTGTATTTGTACCTTCAACAACCATTAAATAAATAAAACTTTCAAAAGACAAACCACCTAATATCTTAGCATTATTAAATATCCATTTAGACCAAGCTGTTTGTACTTTCTCACCTCTGTCAAAAAAGTATTTGTAGATATACATTGTACCACCATTTGTAGATGTAATGTTAGTACCAGTAGTATATGGTGCTGTTTGTGTGTCTGCTGTGTCAGAAACCAAACCGATTAATGTGTCTTCTGTAGTATTACTTATTAATTGATATAAATTAGATGGTATTAAATCTTGTACTGATACTGTTATATCTAATCCATCATTTGTTAATGTATCATCATTTGCAAAATATTCCCTTATTGCACTGTTGTTATTTCTTGCTTGAGCAAAATATGCAAACTTACCTGCTGAAACTGGTTTAACTGCATTGTCATATTCAAATGCTGATACTTCATTTAATACTGCTGAAGTAGGTGAAATAGTTTCTCCAACACTGCCTAATTTGTATTGCGCTTTTTCAGAAAACAATAATAAACTTTCATTAAATGCAACACTGTCAAATAATGTATTAACTTCAGAACCTGAAGCCGCTATATCAATTGGGTCTGTATCTAAAACTTGTGTAACTGTTTTACTAAAAAAATTAAAAAATTCTGCATTTTCTGTAAATATTAAATTATCTCTTGATAATACACCTAATCTATTTTTATAAAATAATAAATTATTAATTTGGTTATTTGTAAAACTTGGATTAGAGTTTGTAATACCATCTCCACATGTTCTGTCATTCCAATCTATTTCTTGAAATGTAAATGTACCGTCATTGTTATTTATTAATGCATGTGGCATTGTAGAATTATCTAAACCTAAACTAACGTCTGGTGCAATAGTTTCTTTCCATAAACCATCAGTTTCATATTGAACCCAATAATCAGATAATGTATCTCCTTCATCACCTGTAACTTTAATTTTACTATCAGTACTTGCGTGATAAGGTAATTTTGTAAAATCTGATATTTCATCTCTTACAGAATACATTGCAGTATTACCAGAACCATCACTTGTTTCTAATTCATAATTAGCATTACCATCTATTGATATACCTCTAATAACTGAAGGATATATTGACATTGTAAAATAACTAGTAACTCCAGAATAAGTTCCTATTCCTTGTGTTGTAGTTAGTGTTGCTCCGGTGTCAGTTCTAACTAATTTAAAACTAGCTGAAGATGAACCATCCCAATACGTGCTAGACGTACCTCTAAATAATATATCAGCTACATGTGTAGTATCTCTGTAACTAGCATCATGTGTTAAATTTGAACCTGTAGGTAATTGTAATGCTGATTTAATACCGTAAGGCATGTTAGGGTGTTTTACTTCTACAGTATATTCTCTACCATAATTTGTAGAAACTACATTAATATAAAATTCTTCTATCTTAGCTGCACTTGTTGTAGTATCTGCTAATACTGTTTTAGATTTATTAGCCAAAAAAGTGTAATCAGCAATGTTAACCATTCTAAAATCTCTTTTAGGATTTGTAGAAGTTAAATAACTTGAACCACTTGCTATAGTAACTGGTTTTTCATTACCTTGTAAATCCCAAACTCTTACACCACCATTATAAAAAGCAACCATATATTGATTGTTTTTGTCTCTTTGTATAGACCAAAATTTAGTAGTGTTTGGAAATACATTTGTATTATCAAGAGTTGCTATATAATCAAATGAAGGTCTTTTAGACAAACCATCTACAATATTATTCTGTAAATTAATTTGTTCTTCACCTTGATTGATACCTCTTTGCGTTGGTGTTTGCTGTGAGATACCATTCAGAAAATTAGGAATACTCTGTGATACTACACCACCCATTAGTAAGTCCTTCTAGTTGGTCTATTAATTATTGAATATGTATTACTATCACCTTCTAGCATATTGACATCTGCTTCTTGACTATCTGCTTGGTGAAATGCCATTAATGCTTCATTCTCATCATTTGCAATGAGTTTAACAATTTCACTATCACCAAGAAATCTTGAAGCAAATCTTCTTGATGCTTTTTGTGTAATATATTGTCTTGCGTATTCAGGTAATTGTTCAAATTGTTGTACTAATACTAAATCAACTTCTTTGGGTACTTCTGTAAAAACATCTGTGTGTTTTTCTAAATTGTATAAATAACCATTTCTAATTGTTAAATTTAAATATCTAAAGTTTTTACTTGCATCTGCTTTAACGCAGTTTGCGGGAAGAGGAATTTTATTATCTTGGTCTAGTGATAATGCTGTGTATTTTTCATGTGTATTAAAATGCCATCCTTGAGATTGAATTGACATAGATGTTTCATCTAAAATATTTTTTGCTGTAGAGACATCAACAGATGTTGTGCCTGTAATTGAGTTTACTGGAGCTTCTCCAATAACTGATAACATAATGTTTATCGCTTGTAACTCAGTAGTTGGTGTAATTTGTGTAGTCATAATCTCCTATAATATTAAATAGAAATGGCGGGTTAACTCTCGCGCCCCCGCCACTTCAAGATTAAAGTAAAGTATTTATTATACTTCTTTAATTCCTACAGCCGCTTCAGGTCTTAGAACTCCGTGACCCATAGCGTACTTAGCTACCATTAATGTTCCCTGTCTACGAATATCATATTCGCTCTCGACAGCTAAGTCCATTAATTTTACAGTTCCGCATGCAGAAGGATGAGATACCAAACATACGTAGTTTGATAAATCAACAGCTTGAGGGTTTGAACCACCCGCAGTTGCTGACCCTGCTTCTGGAGCCGCAGTGATAGCAGAGTTTACAAAGTGTGCAGTAGGTATTAATTCAATACCTGCTACTTTAACAACTTTACCTTCCGCAATTGAACCTTGACCTGAAAAGTCAACGTTAGTTACGTTAGTACCGTTTGCTAATTTGTAGTACTCTTCTAATTTGATAAACGCTTTTCTACCTTCTTTTGGAACGTAGTTAGCATCTAATTGTTTAGCCGCATCAAACAAACT